ATTTAATATCCTCTTTACTAAAGAGACACTTAAATACATAAGGAATCTGAAACTGAGTTCCTGTAGCGGTCCATGTTCCTGGTTTTTCCGGATCATCGTCAGCCAATTTTGCAACATATACAGCATTGTTGACCAAGCAAATCCTGTCAAATATATGCTCTACCTCGAAATCATATCCGTGACGTTTGCCATACTTACAAATGAAATCAAGAATATAATCATCCGGATTTTCAATCTTAATAGAGTCCGTCTTAATGTGAATTACTTTGTATCCCTGTGTTTCAACTTCATGTCTAAGGTCAATCATAAACAAAGCTCCTCGCTTTGCTACAATATTATCCTTATTCCTTGAGTCTCTGAAGGCATTCATAAATCCTGCGGCTGTTAATCCGTACACAGAATTAATCGCAATCTTCAATGCTTGAGCCAGTGCCTTTGCCTTACCTGTATCATCAAGATATTTGGCTAATGCACCTTCAAACATATCTCGTACCATATCGAAATCACCATGCTTAATATAGATACGAATGTCCAAAATATCTTTGAACCTCTTTGTGAAATCTGGTCCAAATAAGCACTCTGATATAGCTGAGTTAGGATGCATCGAACCAACATCTTCTGTTTCTGAACGTCCGTACATTCCAGGAGCCGCCCATACTTCTCCGCCTTCTCCAACTTCCTCACCTCTGTAAAGGGATTTTCCGTTCTCGAATCTATAGTCTGGGAAATATGGTAATAAACTATCACCTTTGGGTCCGTGGAATGGCTCAGCCATCATCTCCGGTTTTGCCTCTTTTAAGAATGCTAACACATCATCTGGTAATTCCGTAACCGGCTCAGACAAATCTCTATACATAAATTCACTCTGAGGATTACGGTTCTTTCCAAATATAAATTTTGTAGTCAAACTATTGGTAGTATCATTTACTGAACCATTAGCTAACTCTGCCAAAATCTCTCTGGCAACGAAATCACCAAGATTTGCTTTGTATGTAGCCTCTGTGGCGATAACATCATCATCACAATATTCAGCTACTTTTGTCCAAAGTTCTTCTGGAACAGGCTGGTCCCAAGGAAGTCCAAGCTCGTGATGCTTTATCTTTTTACATAATGCTCTGACTTCATCGTCCATCTTCGAATGCGGATCATTAGCCATGTTACTCAGCTCAATTTCCCACTTCTTAAGAGATTGCTTCTTTGAACAGAAATCATATACATCTGTGAATGAAATATTGTAGGCTTCTCCGAAGAAACAATTTGGACTGTTATTAATAATCTTTTGTGATAAGTTAAACAGTTGTTCGTTTGTATATCCCATCAATCTGGCGTACATAATATGATTATCATATCGTCGACAGTTAAATCCGACCAATCTAAGCTGTATTAATTCCTCAATTTCGCTTGGGGTCGGATTAATCATTCTAACAACAGGCTTTCCCTCGCCCTCGATTTTCCAGTTGACCAGAAACAGGTTCGGAAATACCTCAATATCATAGAATACAAGCTTTGCATCATCATTCTTTACAGCATTTGAATTTTCTTCCGATTTAAACTGCATCTTGTTGACGAGCTTAATACAATACTCTGCCTGATGAGAGCTGTTCGCTGCAAATGCTAATACCGCATTTCGCATATCTGTTACATCATATTTGAGTTCACTACTATGAGCATCCTCCAATATTTTGTATATGAAATCGATACTTGGCTTAGTTCCTGGGTGGATTTCCTTATTGAGATTTCTCTTTATAAGTGTCCTAAGTCCTTTCTCGCTTTTTATGGCATCAAAATTTACCATTTTGTCTTCTCCTTTCATTGGTAACCCAGAGGATATAGTAGCTATTGGTAAATCGTTGCATTTCGTTAGTTTTCTTCTTAACGAACTTTTACCTGTAAATACCTTTACCTCTATATGGTCATCGTAGATTCTGCTTAGCTGAGAAGGGTCTCCAGAATATAAATAATGGAGATGTATCCCTTGACCACTTTTACTCAACTCTGCATAAGTCGGTGGCAACTTACTGGCGGCTTCCAAATTCTTTTCGAAAGATTTATTTCCCGTTTCATCTGGAATATCAAAATCTACAACAATGTGATTTTCTGGAACTTTCACATAATGAATTTGTGAGGTATCCAGAGCAGATAATTTTGTTTTTACTTTTTCCCATTTCTGCTGTGGGGTTTCATTTTGCGAAGCATATTGTGCTAGACAATCCGCACATACAGAATCAAATATTGACTCCTGTTCTTTGAACTCTATCTGATAAGTTTTTGGTGTCTCTTTTTTCTTTGTTTGAGTATCACTTTCAAACTTATCTGTTCTGAATCCTATGTAATAGCTTCGTACTCTTGAACCATCATCAAAATTAAATCTCTCTTGGAAATCCTTGAAATAGTTTTTCAATTCTTCCTGGAATGCTCTTCTCGATAACGGATAACCAACTTTCGCTTCATCGCAGTAATTCTTATACATTTCCCATGCTGCCTTAAGTGTTGTTCCATCTTCTTTTTTAAACACATAATAAGAATCAGCTATAAAGTTATAGAAATCGTTAGATGCACCAAGCATTGAAATTGGAATATAATCATCGTATCTGCCAGGATTATCCAAATATATTTTCTGGCAATGATAAGCAATAGCTCCAAGTTCAAAGCCGACCTGTTTCACAATTGTTTTGTATTCCTTTGGATTAAGTTTATTTCCAGATGGAGATACATCAATCAGTCGTCTTATAAGACCAGATTTGGCATCTGTAATACGTACAGGTTTATTAGTTCCCATAAATAAGAAACATTTGAAACGGTTCGCATATGTTGATTTGAATTTCTCATTTACAGTCATTAACTCATGCGAGACCAAACTGTTAAGCCTTGTATTATCCTCAATCCTTGACAAGTCTCCATCGTGCTGAATAGCCACCAGTGGATTACTTTTAAACGCCTCTAACGCAAAAGAGTTACTACTAGACCCCAATGCTTTCGCATCAAAGACTGAGTAGTAACCCTCAAATAACTGCTGAATAATATTTAAAATCGTTGATTTACCCGTACCAGCTGCTCCGTATAGTACAAGAAATTTCTGTAATTTCTGCGACTCACCACATACTATGGAACCGATAGCCCACTCTATCTTCATTCGTTCTTCCGGAGAATATAAAGTGCTAATCAGTTTTTCGTATGCTGTTAAATCCCCCTCTTCAAGAGGATAATTAAGTCGCTTGCTTGCATAATCTTTTTTCGTCGTTTCCGTATTGGAAAATATAAGTTTATCATCAAGCGTATGAAAACTGTCTCGTAATTGCTTCTGACAGTATTTATGCCAAGAGTCAATCATTCCGCTCTCAGCGTCCCACATATGCAGGACTTTAATATCTGAGTTAAAGCGTTGGCGATTCTCCTCAGCATATCTATCCAGTTCGCGGTCTATAAGTTGTAAAGCATCCTGTTCGTCAGTAGACCATAAGCCACGTTCTTCTATCCAGATAGCGTAAAAATCACCACCTCGAATCATAAGATCTGTGCTTTTTTTTATAAGGAACTTTGGATAGATTTCTATTGTTCCGCGCTTTGTACTACGCGTTGAAACCACCATAAAATCCAACATCACATTTTTATACTCCTTCCGATTCGTTCAACTCATCAATTTCTTTTCGCAAAGCTGCAATTTCCTGCTGCATCTTTTTACTATCAGCACGCATCGCAAGTAAATTTAAGGTTGTAACGACACTAAATAATGTTACAGCCTTATTAAATTTGTTCTGATGCACCAGTGCTTTGTAAATGCGTATAAGATGCTTATCTGTAGCATCCATATTTCTAAAAATATAACTTACTAAATCGTTCATAATAAGTAATCTCCTTTCAAATCAAGTAATACTGTCAAGATACCAACATGCCTGATACCAAATTTCCACTTTTCTCAAGTCATAGTGACAGTTTTCAAGTGTAAATAATCCGCCTTGCCCGTTTGGCTCATACTGCCTCTCTAAAAATCTTGTTACAATATCTTCAACACGATTCTCATTAAATTTTCTGTCATCCATAGAGCCCAGCCCAAGATTAGTAATCATATTCCAGAACCATTGTCCTGTTCTGTCGCCAATCTCTGGGTCGTCCATAATATGTTCCTCTAAACGAATTGAAAGTGCTATTAGCATCTCCAATACGCTACATGGACTATCATCCAGATAATTCGCTATAACAGAGCAGTCATATCCGTTCTCGTATCCAAATCGATAACGTAGTTCAATACCGTCCTCAAATCGATTGCTGTCCATAGTAAGCTGATATGTGAAATCCATATTGTGGAGAAAATTTAATAGCTTTCTATATGATAATTTCTTCGGATATTTTGTATCACATACCAGACCATACATCCAATCGAAATAATCAAATTTTAATTCGTCTCTGGTCATTACATCTCCGTTCTATGTGGATGAGTTTCAAAAATTTCCTGATAGTTTCTCTGGTCTAACAGAATTTCATAATCGCATTTCTTAGCATCGTTTCTCACATAAACGGAGTCATCCTCATACTCTCCGAAATGCTCAAGTGAATCTTCCCCAACAGTTTCTTCAATATCATCCACAATTTCATTCATATCATCTAGTAACACTCCGTCAGCCGTATATGTAAGACTTATTTTTTCGTAATCATCAAACTCTCCAAAATCTGACGGCTGTATAACATATGGTCTGTCAACAGCAATTTCCTGCTTCTGTTTTTTATTTTGCATATCGCTATAGTTCACATAGCCTTCTCTCTGTAATATTGCTGCACATTCAGCAATACTCGGTTTATCTACAGTTCTACTGTCAGCAGTTTTTTCAACAATAGGCTCTACTGATTCTTCTTTTTTATCCTCATCAAATACTCTTCTTGAATTGAAGTCTTCCTCTGCAAGCTTCTCGTACTTATCTTTAAAATACGAATATGTACCAGCCACACCAATTCCAACGCCAACTACAGAACCAATAATAAATGCTACTTTACTATTCATTATTATCCTCCTCTGTCTTGATAGTCATAACGGTTAATGCTAAACCGCCAAAAAGTAAAGAGGCACTCAACAGAATGCCTCCTGTAATATGTCTTTTTCGATGGGTATCAAGAATATAATCCATCATTGATATGAAGTTACCGATTTCTTCCATAATTAGTGGTCCTTTCCACCGAATAAAACAGCCAGACCACTCCAAAAGCAAATTCCTGCAACTGCTGATAATGTTAATCCTACTACATGCATAACAATTCTCCTTTCTATTCTCCACTTGAAAAATAGTGGTTTCCAATCTGAAACATAGGTGTTCCATAGTTTCCATATCTATCAGCTGTAAAGAATATAACATCGTAATTCTTTCGGTTACGAAGCTCTTCGACTACAAGCTGACAAATATAATCGTCAATATAGCATCTGTTGACTCGTCCATTCCACATAGAAGAAAATTGACTTGGCTGATAAACTACTTCATAAACTGTATTAGGAAAAGAAGCAGAATCAACACGATTTAAAATTGTATCAATGACCAATCGTTTGCCTTCTTCGCATTCTCCCTCAGCTTCAGCCATAGTAACAAGAGCTACCAACTCGATATCATCATTTGAAATATCGGTATCAATTTCACAAACAACATCTTGAGGTGCTTGCTCTTGCACTACTACTTCCTCCTTCGGACTAAATGATACTTCTTCAACCACCTCAGTTTTGACAACCTCAATTACTTCTTTACCTGTAATTTCATCGTTTTCACTTGTCGTAATTGGCGATGCTGCTATGCAAAAAGAACTGGCAATTATCAGTAGTATCATCCAAATTATTTTTTTCCATATGCAAATTCTCCGTTTAAATCAGATCTAATATATTGCCATCCACATTGAAATCTAATAAAATAGCTGGCTCATATGATCCGTCTTCTGTCTCTCTGTTTGTTTCTAAGATGCCAAAATCTACGAAGTTATCACCAACTTCATTGTTCTTGTTATATACCCAGCCTACAATCTGACCTTCCTTAGTTCTGTCAATTCCAAGCATATCGTATACATCATTTAAGAACACATATCCTCTGGCATGTAAAAGATCATTTGCATACTGCTGCTGTCCGCGTAACATAAGTAAATTGTACTGTGTATCTTTCTCATATCCCTTGCAAGTCTCGTCAAAGAATCTTGCATATCCACTGTCTGCCTTTGCCACATTGACAGTAGATTTTACTTTCTTCTCTTTACCTGTCTCTGGGTCTTTTACAGTTTCCTCGAATTTCTTAGCCTTAATATCATATTTCAGCTCTTTGTCAACCTGCTCTCCAAATCTTTCAACAACTCGATTACGATACTCCTTGAATGACTTGTCGACAGTTGCGTATGCTGCTGCCAGAGCTACATTTCTCTTTCTGAGAATATTATTAGACGCCACAATACTTGTGATTGATAATGCACCTAATGCAATAGCCGGAGCATATAACTTAACAAGCTTAACACCTGTCTGAGCATAAATAATAGTTAAGTCTTTCTTAGCATCTTCCTGTGAATAGTCAGCTTTGATTTCCTCATTTTCAGAGCATTCATGCACAGCATTTACGTCTTTTTTATGCTCTTCTAATACCATACTTAATTTTGTTGTCGCTTTACAAGCCATTACAGCACTTGCAACTGTTCCAACAACACCAGCTACGATAAGAATTTCTGGGCTATGCTTTTTTACTTTAATAGTTGCTGTATTTACAACGGTTGTTACTTTTGCAATGATTTCATTTTTTTTCATGATTATTTGTTCTCCTCTTCTAAAAGTTTTACATGATCAATGAGATGCTCTAAATACCATCTCGCTTTTTCTAAGTCCTGTATGCCGTTCTTATTTTTCCAACGGCACATATATTTGAGTACATTTCCAGTGTCAGTAGCTTCAATGCCTTTCAAATCAAATGTAAATGCCTCAATAACATCAATTACCTCTAATCCAGTTTCACTCTGATAATGAGCTGGATGTGATACCATGACATCTTTTGACTCGTACATAATCTGCCTCCTAATCTATTGGGTTTGCTCTTGGGAACTTGATAGTATATCCATCCCTAGTATTAACAACTCTTGCATTTCTGATATTATCAGTCCAGCCGTAGTTATTTCCTGTCCACGGACCGTCAATACCAACCAAATCGAAATAATCCGCAACACTTACAATTCTGTAACTTGCAACGATTTCGTCCATAGCAGCTAATACATTTTCCGCTTCAGTTCTGGTGTTAAAGTAAATATCATCGAAATCGCAACCGCCAATAGAACTCTGTGCATTGTAATTTCTTCTGCCGTTCTGTGCTGGGTCTTCGTAATACTTACGATAAGATACTTTACTTGCCGTAGATCTTCTGCCTCCAGAACCCTTAACTCCAAGAACTGCTTTAACGGCATCAAGAATAATATCCTTTACGGCAGGCACAACGATATCCTCAAAAATGTAGCTTTTTACGTTATCTACATCTTCCGGAACAAATATCCCTGCAAGTTTATTAATTCCGCTCTTTTTCTTTGTCTTAACAGAACCGGATACAATTTTTTCTACCTTCTTTTCTGGTAGTTCAGCTTTCGCTCGTTCTCTCGATTTATGTGAGTTGGACTTGTATTCTTCCATCCTTTTCCTCCTAATTGATAACCATTAATTCCCCAGGCAAAGTAATTTTCGATGCTGGCATACGGTTATTATTTTTCTTAAACTGATACGCTAAATTACTCTTTGCTTTCTTTTCAGATGCTGCGTATGTAGACCCCGCCCAATTATTAGCAATACACTTGCCGAATTCCATAACTGGACCATTATAAGCATACTGGTTCATAACAATACCTCCACAATAAAAAATAAGAGAGAAAGCACCTTGTTATAGGTACTCTCCCTCTCTCCTGTCAGAATAATAATTCTTTAATTTTCAGAATCATTCTCATCAACTGTTTCAGTGTTTTCATCTTCAATTGAGTTCTCATTCTCGACAACACGAAACCCTTTACGCGCTTTCATTTCCTTCAGTTTACTAACTGCTGGTGCTACTACGAACTTGTAAGCTAAACCGCCTGCAATCATAGCCACACCGATAGTTGCTACCTTACTGAATCCTCCTTTGGAAGCTGTCTTTACGATTTCCTCTGTTGTGTCCATAACCTCTTCGTTGTTCATGATTTCATTTGTTTCCATAATGTTAATCTCCTTTTAGATTAAAAATTTGTTATTCTTTCCATAATAGTGGCTGTAATTTTTGCGAACCTACATCAAGTTTCTATAGTCATATCTAGGTCCACATCCGTAATCTATTACAAATACAGGTTCATCGTTATCATTAAGCTGTGAACTAAAACGAAGGTCTATATATCCTTCTCTGTCAATATTCCATCCAATATCTTCGCCGATTTTAATAGATGGTAAACCAATCTCGTAATAGAATTCATTAAGAGAAATATACATTTCATCTCGCATTCTTCTATTCAAGTCATTCTCAGCTTTTTTAATCTTGTCAATTTTTGATTTGAAATAGCGTCCGGATAATACATCGTAGCAAAGAGTCTCGCCATCCCCGACAAATATAATTTCGCTTTCTTTTGCCGGATGTGCATCGATTTTCTCTTTTGCAACGGCATCTCTGATAGTCTGCTCTTTTTTTTCTCCAATCGTTTCAACAACTTTGTTCTGATATTCCTTGAGTGATGTTTCAGCTATAGAATATGCCGTAGCCAGTGCGGCGTTTCTTCTAGCATTTACTGAACTTGCTCCAATCAGACAAGCAATAGATAAACCGCCTGTTATAGCTACTGGAATATAACATTTCCATGTAACTTTTATAATTTCAGTCTTGCTGAGATTAGGTTCCTCATATGGTGTATTTGTTTCATTAGCTTTTTTAATCTCAGCATTATCAATTAATCTTAGTGCCTTCGGTGTTGCTCTTACAGCCATCACAGTTGTTGTTACCATTCCGGCAATACCTATTCCGGTCAATATTTCCGGACTGTGTTTTATGGTTGATTTTTTCACTGCATTATATGCCGCTTTAATATTGGGTTTATGCATTTTTTTTACTTCCTTTCCTATAGATTACCCCGCCCACAAGGGGCGGAGATTTTTACTTAACCAACCAGATTTCCGGACGAACCCCAAGAGAGTCCGAAGCGCCGGTGAAGCGCGCATCGCCAAAGAAGCTCACAAAAGCGAAATAAGCCGCAGAAAATTCTTTCTTGGTAGCATTACGGAGCCATCCGCACTCACACTCATTGTTATAATAAGCAACTCGATTGCGTCTCTGCTTCATAAGTGGAAGCTGTTTGTCATTATCAGCCTCAAAGTAGTTTCTATTCCACTCGTCGTCCCAGCCAAACATCTCACCTACTGTCGGAATAGTTACATCAGTAAGTCTTGCTCTAATTGAATAAGGTATTGCCTTTACGAACTCTGTATGTAACCATTCATTCAAATCAGAGTATTCAAATCCGCCCTTATTTGTGTCTGACTTATTCATAGGTCTCTCAGCTACATAATCATCGAAAATAAGCATAACCTTATCGTCCGTAACCTTGTGTACTGTTGCTGCAAATTCTCCCAATCCATCCAATTTAATTGTTGTCTTATCTCCTACCTCAGCATCTTTTAAGTCGGACTTTGCAGGTACTCCGAATAATGAATTAATAAATTCTTTAATTGCAAGCTCTTTATCAGCAGTCATTTCAATATACTTTCTGTACATTCTTTCTACTGTAGGTGTGTCAATCCCTCTTGTTGATAATCCAATAATTTCTTCTCCTAATGTCATTTCTCTTTTACACATAATGTTAATCTCCTTTCAAAATATCGCTTTATGCGATTAATAAATCAATGATCCATCGTGTCATATCTTTAGCACACGAAAATAAAAAACTGTTGTTGATGTTTTTGCAGGCGTACTCATCCATTAACTCTTCAAAATTTTCAAGAGTTATCAATGGCGGAATATCCCTGTTGTTTTTCAATCGTGTCAACAACTCTTTTGCCGCCCATATAGAGTAGCTATTACTGATAAAACTATCGCTATACCAATCAACTCTATTTTTTCTTGATTGCTTTAGACAATATTCAGTAATTTCAATAGCTGTATCTATTGATGACATACTTAACCTCCATAAAACAAAAGAGTCCTTGTTTTAGGACTCCTTCGCATCTACATCTCTTTTAGCAAGAGCCTCATTAACTTTCTTATCAATCTGCTCATTCATCTTCTGCTCATCAGCCCAATCGTTAATAAGATTCGCTCCTAATCCGATTACTGTTGCAGCAAGACCAATGATTCTAATAATTTTACTATTCATAGCCCGTTGCCTCCTTTCCATAATAGTGGCTGTAATTTATGCGAATGGGTCATCGTTAATACTAGGCGAAAATGCCATGTCAATAACATACACTTCAAGTCCGTCATCTAAAACTGTTTTATGATGATTAAAGTCAATCCAGTCTATTCCGTCTGACCAATACCAACCGAGTTCATCCCCGCAATCAATGTGCTCTATTCCTAAAAAATCGTAAAAATCATTTACACAGATATCGCCTCCTAAATGCCAGTTTCGATTTAAGTGATACTCTGCTTCTAACACTTGCGGTACGGTGCTTTCAAAATATCTTTTTGAAAAAGTATCATAAAATAATCTAATATCCTCTGGGTTACGCTCGCCAAACGATAATGACGATGTACCAAAAAAGTTACCAGAAGATATATACACATCTTCAGCTTTTTCGGCTGCAATAGAGTCAATTATTTTCTGATGTGCTTCCTCTCCATACAATTCCTTGAGTTTTTCTTTATACTCATTGTAAGATTTGTTAATCAGCGCATATGCACTTGATAAAGATGCCTGTTGATGTCGGTTTAATACATTTGCACCAACAATACAAATGATTGTTGAGACCCCCATAATTGTTGACGGAATATAATAAACCCATGCAGATTTAATAGCTTCTGTCTTGCTATATCCACATGGGTCTCCATTGTGATTAATTAAACTGTCTTTTTTAATCTTTTCTATTGCTTTTGGTGTTGCTATAACGGCAGATACAGTAGTTGCAACAAGTCCAGCAACTCCAAGACAGGTTAAAATTGTTGGTGAGCCTCTTTTCAGTTGTATAACTGATTTGTTAATGAGTTGATTGATTTTTGGTTTCATAATGGTTGTCTCCTTTCTTTATTCCATAGCTCGTAAAATATCCAGCACATTATCTGCCAGATTTATTGCTATTGAAAACATTAGTTGTGTGTCTTGTCTCATATGATAATATTTACTCATCATACATTTGAAACATCCAACGATTTCTTCAATTTCTGCTATTGACGCATTGTCTTTTGGATATAATTCGTAAGATACATATTCCAGTAATTCGTTTACTGACCATATGGAATAGCTCGATTGCATAAATTCCTTGCGATGTCCGAATATCGTCGGAAATGATACATCCATCTGATATGTGTCACTTAATATCAGTTCAAGCTGCTCAATAGACATATGAACTCTCCTTTCCAGAAAAATAAAAGAGAAATAGAATGGATTCGAACCATTGACCCCTGGTACGGTATATTGACCAGTGCTCTACCAACTGAGCTACTATTCCTCTCATAATATGCTTTGTAAATTTTGCGAAGTAAAAGAAAAGAGCCGCCATAAGCGACCCTAATCGTCAGTTCAAACCAATACTTTTCAGTATGTTTATAAGCTCGTCCTTTCCGATTTCAGCATCTACATCGACATGAAGATGTGTCTTTCCGTCTGCAATAGTTGTAGTGACCTCATTTAACTGAATATCAATATCGTATCCGGTTTTTTTATGTATCACCATTTTTAATGCTTTTGAAATAATTCCTCTTGTAAATTTAGATACTATTTTCATTTCGTCCATGCTCCTTTTACTCCTTTTAAAGCTTTAGTTTCTCATAAAAGGAACTGTAAAATTCGCTAAATATTACGTCTGTCAAAGCATGTTTCCCATCTTTGCCTCTGTATCGGTTTCATTTTCAACGCCCACATAATTTGTCTAATGCTGACCGTTGGATACAATCCATCCGTACACTCTCCTGCTCGTTCATCAAAAAATTTTTTGAACTTAGGATGCAAATATAAAGAATCTGTCAACCATGAATCAACCTCTGTCCAGTATGTAGTCTTTGTATCTGGATTAAATCTTTGCTGAATAACTGCCAAACCTTTATCACCAATTGTAAATAATGTACATCTGTCATACACCGGATGATTGCATATATATAATTTTCCATACATAGAAAGATAAATATCCGGTTTTTTATAATGGTATCTCATCTCTATTCTCCATAAAAAGAAAAGAGCCTTAGATTTCTCTAAGACCCTCTCCTCTAGCTTATTGCGTTTTTAATTTTCTTCTTCGGACTCATCCGCGGCAATACCCAAAACTTCCTCTCTGGTCGGATATAAATTCTCGTACTTTTCATCTCCTTCACAGCCATATTCCTCTAAATCAACGCTGTGACCACAATGAGGACACACTAATGTGTCTTCCCATTCATCTTCAAATTCCATTAATCCTCCGCACTCAGAGCAGATATATTCTCCGTCTGTCATTGCCTTTCTCTGTTTTTCATTAAAAATACTCATGCTAAATATCTCCTTTCAAAATTGACCTGCTCGCATACTCGTATGTCTAGTATACAAACTGGTGTTAATCTGTTCAAGAGATAAAGCTTTATTCTCTCATAAAGAGCAATGTATTTTTCACGTAAAAAAAAAGAAAAGGAGATGCGTATAGAATTCCACATCTCCTAATAACACCATTACCACTCAGCAGTAATTATTCTGCATTCCTTGCAATAATATACCGACAGCTTGATATCAGCCTTTATGTCTTTATCCATATGATACTCAAATGTTGCTGTTCGATTGTTTTCATTCGTTACTAACATACTTTGAACTGCCGGATTTTCTCCATCATCAAAGTTGTCCATAACAGTAACCAATCTCTTATGCAAATATTCATTCTCATTGAATATGACAGTAAAATGCCATAAGCTTTCGTCATCACCACAAGGAATACTTAATGTAGTCTGATTTGTAGTAATTGGTACCTCCACATAGATTTTGTTCATCTAATTTTACCTCCTTTTCTGTTTCTCATAGTAGTAAATGTTATAATAGTGTAGAAAAAAAAAGGACATGCGTTGTACATGTCCCCTTATCAAAAAATCATTATTTCTTTGTTGGTCTAAAACGATTGATCAAACCTGTAAATGTCTTTGAGGTATATGTTCCTGTTTCTTCAAACTTAAATCCTTTCCTCATCCAGATTCCATAGAATATCAATGGCACCATTAATTCTGCCGCTGCTACACCTACTCTGAAATATCGCTCCTTAACCTGCTCTTCAAGCTGCCTCTGTTTCAGTTCATCGTCTTTAGTGTTGGCTTTTCCTTCCATCACACGACGGTCATACTTCTCATCCGCATCCCATTCGCTCTTGTTCTCCTCGATTCTCAGCTTGTACAGCTTTGCTAAATCATCAATAGCACTCGATTTTTCATCAGAACCTGCTTCAAGTTCAGATAAGTTTTGAATCTCCGTTGCAATTTCCTCATTCAATAAATCTTTAATACTTGGTTCGCTCATTTTGTGAAACCTCCTTTTAATAATTTCTTCATAATAGAAAGTGTTATTTGTGCGAAATGTAATCCTCAATTTTCACACGTAAACGTACGGTTTGCTTCTTATAGATATCATCCATACCTCCTCGGTCTATTTCAAGAAATAAATAAGTTCCGCTATCCGGGTCAGATTGGTCAACCCTAAGCGAACCTATTGGCTT